CTGGAAACGTTAGATACAAAGCTAGAGAAAGATACAGCTTCGGCGTATCAGACCCTAGAGGTATCTTCGGCGTTGAAGGTGCGTAATCAATAAAATTTATGGGGCCGCCTTAAAACGGCCCCATTTACAATATAAACGGTGAGATTCATGAAAAATTTTTTAGTTAACATTTGGGCATACAATTATCATGCCAAATTTGAAGTATTATCTGAAGATAATGCAGAATCCCTAGAAAATGCAATCCTTGACAAACTTGGAGAAAAGAGTATAAAATGGGAAGATCTTGGAAATAGTTATAATGACAAGATCAATAGAATAACCTATGAGGAGGTTGTTAATGATACAAGACCTATACAAAGTAAAAAGGTCCTTGGAGTTGAAGTGGGAACAGGAGCATCTATCTAATGGTAGATATACTCTTGAAATGGTCCGGATTGATGACAAAGTTAGAGAAGTTATCACAAAGATCAAGCTGGAAGAAGCAGCTATTGCTCACAGACAGAATACTGTCGAAGGTGCCGCTCCACAAGTTTCTGTAGCTACTTAATCAAAAGCTACATCGTTGGAATAAATCCACTCCACACTACAGGCTCTCTTGCACTCTACTAAAAACTAGTATATACTTTTCTCACTATACATAAATTGAATATCGACGCGTATAGTCGACGGCCTAGAGACGATATTCAAATAACTAGGAGGATAACACTATGGCAAACACTACGTTTTCAGGACCAGTCATTTCTAAAAATGGCTTTACAAGTACAGGTCCTGGTATGACTGTTAGTTTAACAGCTGACACAACTTTAACAGTTGCTGCACACGCGGGTAGAATATTACTTTGTAATGATGCTGATGGTAAATTTACTTTACCAAGTATTAATGTAAATAGTAATGGTGCTACTGCAGGTGACAATGACTTTAATAACTTAAACAACATCGGTGCAACTTTTAACTTTTTTGTTGAAACAGCTGCAACTGATATGGACATCTTAACAGATGGCACTGATAAATTTAAAGGTGCAATCTTAATTGGTGTAGATGATGGTGCGAAAAAAGCTTTCGTTCCAGCTGCAACCAACGATGTTATTACTATGAATGGTTCTACAAAAGGTGGAATCGTTGGTAGCATTGTATCTTTCACAGCGATTGATACAGCTACATACTTAGTTCACAATTCTTTATTGATTGGATCAGGTACACTAGTAACACCATACGCAGACGCGTAATAAATTAACTCGGAGCGCCTGGTGATGCAGGCGCTCTTTAAAAGGAGGACAAAAAAATGGCAGACACAGTATTAAATACAACTGTATTTGACGGAGCAAAAAAACTAATCACTCACTACAATGTAGTTTCTGATAACTCTGGAAGCACAACTAAAATAGTTGATGTTTCTGAATTAAACTCAAACAATGGTAAAACTTGCAAAACTGTAAGACTTAACAAAGTTAGTTGTAACGTTTCAGTAACTGCACCAGCAGATGCCTTACGTATGCAATGGGATGCAACGACAGATGTTGTATTTCAAAGTTTAAATGGTGAAATGGAATATGATTATTCTGATTTTGGTGGTTTAAAAAACACTAAAGCTAGTGGTTATACTGGAGACGTAAATATAGTATTACCAGCTTGTACAGCAGGAGATACCGGAACAGTCGTTTGTGAGTGGATTAAAGTTTACGAATAGGATTTTAAATGGCTAATACTACTTCGGGAACAGCAACGTTCGACAAAACTTTTTCTATTGATGAAATAATAGAAGACGCTTTTGAACGTATTGGTTTAAATTCAGTAGCTGGTTATCAAATGAAATCAGCAAGAAGATCCCTTAACATTTTATTTCAAGAATGGGGTAATAGAGGTATTCACTATTGGGAAATAGGTGAACTTGATCTTGATTTAATTCAAGGACAAGCAGAATATAAATTTTATAGATCAAGTGATGATGGCACAAGTGCTACATCAAATCCAAACGGTATTTATGGAATGTCCGATGTCCTTGAAGCACAATTAAGAGGTAATAGAACTCAAACTACTCAATCAGATAGCCCTATGACTAAAGTTGATAGATCAACTTATGCAGGTTTTTCAAATAAACTTTCACAAGGAACACCTAATCAATACTGGGTTCAAAGATTTATAGATCATGTTAGTATTAGTATTTATCCTACACCAGATTCAACTAATGCATCTAAAGATATGCATTTCTATTACATAAAAAGAATTCAAGATGTTGGAGATTATACAAATGCAACAGATGTTCCATTTAGATTTGTTCCTTGTATGACAGCAGGTCTATCTTTTTATTTAGCACAAAAATATCAACCACAAATAGCTCAACAAATGAAATTATATTATGAAGATGAATTAGCTAGAGCATTAGCAGAAGATGGTTCAGCTTCAAGTACATTTATTACACCTAAAGCTTATTACCCAGGAGCATAATGGCAAAGTACGCAACAGGAAAACATTCAAAAGCAATATCTGATAGATCAGGTATGGAGTTTCCGTACAGAGAAATGGTTAGAGAATGGAATGGTGCATTTGTACATGTATCTGAATATGAACCAAAGCAACCACAACTTGAACCAAAACCAATAGGCGGTGATGGTATTGCATTATTAAATGTTAGACCAGATAGAACAGAACCTATTACAACTGTAATGATTTCTAATAATGGTTTTGAAACATATGAAGCAGGATCTGGAATTATAAATGTTTTTTCTCCTGGACATGGTTTAACAAATGGAACAACTTATTTATTCAGAGGTCCACCAACAATTTCACCTGGTACCGGTACAGAGTCTAATCCTGTTTTTGCTTATGCAACTATTCCTAACTTTGATGGAATAACTGGTGCACAAATAGGACAGGGTTCAGGGTATGCTATTACAACAGGGAAATATAAAAATGATCTAAGAGATACAACAGATTATTCAATAACTAATTTTTTCTATTTTACAGTTAACTCAGATACTGCTACAACAGGTAATATAAAAGGAGGAGGCTACGGTTGTTCCGTTGGGCCTATAACAATAGAAGCATGATAAATAAAATTTGGAATTGGATAAAAAATATATTTAAACCTGAAAAACAAGATCCACATCTTGTTTTGTATGAGGAGCCACAAGAAGAAACTGCTAAACAAAAAAAGATACGTTTAAAGCATAAAGGGGATATTAAATAATGGCTGGATTAAGTTATAGCGATTTAGTTACAAATATTAGAAATTATACAGAAACAGATTCTAATGTTTTAACCACAGCTGTTTTAGAGAACATAATTTTAAATGCTCAATATAGAATAATGAGGGATATACCTATTGATTCTGATAGAAAACAACAAGAAGGTAATTTAGTTGTAGGTCAAGAAACTATTAATGCTCCAGCAGGGGCATTATTTATTAGAGGTATTCAAGTATATGATTCAACATCTGCTATAACAGGAGCGAATGTTTGGTTAGAAAAAAAAGATGTAACTTATTTACAAGAATATGTGCCATCTACAGAATCAGCAAAAAGAGGACAACCTAAATATTATGCTATGTATGGTGGAGCAACAGGAAATACTGACACTACATCTGGTAGAATGATGTTTGCTCCGGTCCCTGATGCAACATATAAATTTAGGGTTCATTTTAATGTGATGCCAGCTACTTTAGAGTCTGGAAATCAAACTAATTATATTAGTTTAAATTTTCCGAATGGTCTATTATACTGCTGTTTATCAGAAACTTATGGATTTTTAAAAGGTCCAATAGATATGTTGACATTATATGAAAATAAATATAAACAAGAGGTACAGAAGTTTGCTAATGAGCAAGTTGGTAGAAGACGAAGAGACGACTATACTGATGGTGCTGTTCGTATACCAATAACATCGGCAAACCCGTAGGAGATTAAATTATGGCAATAACATCAGCAGTTTGTACTAGTTTTAAAGTAGAACTTTTAAAAGGAGTTCATAATTTTACAGCTACAACAGGAAACACATTTAAAATAGCACTATACACAAGTTCAGCTTCATTAGGAGCTTCAACAACAGCTTATTCAGCTACTAACGAAATTACAAATTCATCTGGAACTGCTTACACAGCAGGAGGCGCAACTCTTACAAGCGTAACTCCAGTCGCTGATAGCACAACTGCAGTTTGTGATTTTGCAGACGTAAGTTACACTTCAGCGTCTTTTACAGCCAATGGCGCTGTAATTTATAATGATTCAGCTTCTGGTGATCCAGCATGTGCAGTCATAGCATTCGGCTCTGATAAAACTGTAACAAGTGGAACTTTCACGATTCAATTTCCAACAGCAGACGCAACCAACGCTATTATAAGAATAGCATAAGGAGGCACTCCTTATGGCTACTTCAATCTGGGGCGGAGACGATCCACTCGTAGCATGGAATGAAAATTCATGGCAATCTAATCAAGCAACTGTTTCATTAACAGGTGTATCTGCAACCACATCAGTTGGAACTGTAAAATCTTTTCCTGAGGCAGGATGGGGATCTGATGGTTGGGGCGAAGATGGTTGGAGTGGAACTTTTATAGTAGAGTTAACTGGAGTCTCTGCAACAACATCTGTTGGTTCTGTATCAGTAAGTGCTGAAATAGGTTCTGGTTGGGGTAGAGGTGAATGGAACAACAACGAAGGTTGGGGTATTCAAGGAACAGTTCTGCTTGATGGACAATCAGCTACAACAAGTGTAGGTTCAATATCTCCTGCTGATGTAATGGGATTAACAGGAGTCTCTGCAACAGTAAGTGTTGGATCACCTACTATAATTGGTAATGTTTCATTTACATTAACAGGAGTTTCTGCAACAGTAAGTGTTGGATCAATATCACCTGCTGACATAGTAGGATTAACAGGTCAAGCAATGACTTCTGCAGTAGGTTCAATAACACCTGCGGATGTTATAGGAGTCACTGGTGTTTCTGCAACAACATCTATTGGAGATGTAGGTATTACTTCAAATCCTA